CAGCTTCTGAGACTGATTCGGTTCCATTATCGGATTCCTATTAAATATTTTCCATTATATCTTGACGGGCGATTCTGTTGGCGCTAAGGTTTGCGTACTTAAACGGAGGCTTCAAAATGAAACTAGTACAACTGCTGGCTAAGGAATTGAAGGAATGGCCTGAAGGCATAAGCTGCATGATTCAAGATGGTAGTGGGAAAATATGCACATGCCGTAATGGATTCCCTGATCCGTATGATGGCGACTGGACTATCTGTGGGCCGAAAAGCATGTGTACTCCAGTTTATTGGGCTAATATTGGATCTAATAAGCATGAATTAGCAATAGATCAGGCTTCGGCAATTATTACTAAAGAGCAATGGCAGGCCGAGCGCGAAAAGATGAATAAGCCTAAGTGGATTCGGCATCGGGGCGGGAAATGTCCAGTTAAGGCGGGAACAAAGGTTGTTACTCGTTATCGTGATGGCGTGGTTAGCGACTGGTGCATGACTCGCAACCAAGATACCGACGAAGAGTGTCTGTCTGCTATATGGAGTCACTCTGGAGGCGAAACGGATATTATGGCCTATTACGTCGAAGAAACCAAAGATCAGGAGATTGAAGAAGTGATCCCTAAACATATGGCGTTTGGTTACGCAAGCAAAGAAGAAATGGTTGCGCAGATTGGTGAAGAATGCCCGTTTGCTCAGGTTGCTAGCACTGCGGAAAAAACAAATTTTGGCACGATCACCTACAAGCTGGAGATTGACGCAACAGAGGCGACCAAGGAGATTGATAGCCTTGTCGCAAAATGGGGCCAGATCGAATCACCCCTTAAATGGCGAGACGAAATCATCGAGCTTGAGGCATACGAGGAAGAATTTCGACGCGAACGGGAAAAACTGATTCGCAAGCTGGAGTCAGAAGGGTTTAAGCTGATTGATCATATGGCACCGGTTTATGGTGAGCAGATTATTGATATGAGTGATTGGCGGAACTGGCAGGCTGGGGATGTTATTGAAATTGTAGCAAACGAAGGGGCCCACGAATTCGAAAATGGAGAAGAGGTTATTGTTGTATTTCTGGATCTTAACGATACAGACATGAATGTAAAGGCCGAGTATAAGGACAGAAGCGATTACTGGTGGCTTTCAGGAAAAGACGCAAAATTCATCCGTCGCCCATAACTGACACAATACAAAAAGACCCTGCTTCGGCGGGGTTTTCAATAAAGGATGCAAAATATGGAATTCAATCCATGGAAGCAAGATATGACCGATCAAAAACTAAGCCTTAAAGAGGCGAGAGAGCTAGTGGTTAAAAAATACTGGACTGGAAAGCCATGTATCAGAGGGCATGTTTCTTATAGGCGAACAACTGATCATAGGTGTATAGAATGCGCAACATCAAAAAGAAGGTCTAAACAGTTCCCTGAAGCCAATAATGGGCGATCAGATGGAATTGATCATGGTATGTCTGATTTGGATCTTAAGAGAATAGAGAGAGAATTGAACGGTTACTAGCCACCTTCGGGTGGTTTTTTGCGTTTGGTGATATAATCAGAAAATCAACCGAGGATTACAAAATGCGTGAAGAATATGATGGTCTTGACGAAATGCCAGACGTTATTCGTCGTGAAGAGGAATGGATCTGATGAAAAAGACGCGGATTAACGTCCTAACCACTGTCAATGCCGACAAGATTAAGATTGCCCGCTCGGAAATTGAGGGCGAGAAGTACGTTGCGATCAAGAATGTGCTGTGGATGGCTGATAACTCTGTTCTGAATGGCGGGCTTTACTCTGCTGCCGAGAACGAGAAGGGTTATGCGTCTATGGATGGCCGGGTTATGCCGTTCGGGCACCCAATGGTTAATGGTCAGTACGTCGCTATCTCCAATCTGGACAGCGCTAACGTCGCGGTGGCACTAGGCAAGCATTACGGCGGTGTTCACGCTCAGAACGTGCGCAAGGAGCGCTCAAGCTACTTTGCTGACGTGATGATCAATGAGCGCGTGGCAAACTCGCATGATGACGGTAAATTGCTGCTTGAATGGGCTGCTAATGCCGAGAGCTACAATTCTGGCAAAGGCGAGAAGCCTAGCAACATCCATATGTCCACTGGCTTGATGACTAATCGAATCCAGGCTAACGGCGAAGTCAATGGTGAGAAATACACATGGTCGGCAAATGATCAGCAGTATGATCACCTAGCTATCTTGTTTCACGAGCGAGGCGCAGGTGGCGATTCTGTTTCGATTGCCGTTAATTGTGAGTCTGTCATTAACTCAGAGCTGATCATTAACGACGACGAAGCTCTAAGCCACTCATACGGCGATAAACTGTCTCTGCTTAGCGCTGCAGTCAGTGAGCGTTTCGGTTCTCCAGATGCTTATGCTTATGTTGAAGACTTCGATGACGAGGGATTGGTTTTCACTACTCCACAAGGCCAATACCGAATCAGTTATCACATGGAAGACGGCAATCCGATTCTAACCGGCGAGCAGAAAGAAGTTACGCGCAAGACTGAATACATTGTAAAAAATAGCGGCTGGATTGAGCGCTTGAAACATATGCTACAATTCAACAGTAAAATCATTGATCAACCTGTACAGGTTAACGAGGAAGTAGATATGACCCCTGAAGAAGTTCAGGCCATTGTAACTAAGGCTCTGGAGGCTACCAACGCTTCTCTTGCTGCTGTACAGGCCGAAAACGCTACTCTAAAAGAAGACATTGTTAAAGCTCAAGCTGCAATCTCGGCTAATGCAGAGTCTGGCCTTGCTGAAAAGCGTGCCGTAGTTGCAAAAGAACACGGCGAAGTTGTAGCAAACGCACTGACCGGCGATGCGCTGGATGCAATGTTTGCTAAGTGCCAGACTGCTGCTTCTCTGTTGGGCGGTATGCCACAAGTAAACTCGTCTGACTTCAAAGCCCCGACTATGGGCGAACACTTTGGGAGCGCTAAATAATGGCATACCCTCGCTATCGCCGTGTTAATACAGACGGTAAATCTCTGTATAAGACTGAAACTCGCCTAGCTGCTGCAGCGTTGCTTCCTGGTACTTTTGCCGTAATCAATGCGTCTGATGCCTTTGCTCAATCCACCGCAGCAACTGGTCGTATGTACGTGGTAGATGTTGGCTATCATCAAGGTCTGACTATTCTCGACGCAAACCCTGTAGGCGATAGCGTTGTTGGTAACTACCTTGAAGAAGGTCGCGAGCTGACTGTTCGTGTTGCTGCTGCTAGCGTCTGGAAAAAAGATACTCCAGTAACTATCGGTGCTGCCGGTATCGCCAAAGTTGGCGTTGAAGGTACAGATGTTATCCTCGGTTATTCGCAAGACACCGTTACTATCGGTGCCAAGCCTGACTTTATCCGCATGCGCGCTAAGTTTGTTCCTAAAACTGCGGCTGCTTAAGGAGATTTGAAATATGTTTTTTGAAGCTAATGCGGAACAAAAGCACCCGCACCTAAATAGCCACTGGAATACCATGTGGGCGCATCGTGGTTACTTTGATGCTAACGACAAGAATATCCAGGCGGCTTACAACGCTCACATGCCTGCTGGTATGCAAGTAAACGCTGGCGGTATTGCTCGCGATTACTGGAAAGCAATGGATACTCAGGTTATCGAACTGCGTAACCAAGGCGTCGGCATGGAGATTGTTAACGACCTGCTGACCGTGCAAACCGTTGTCGATATTGGCAAGACAGCCAAGTTCTACAACAACGTTGGCAATATCGCAGAAGACGTAACCGTTTCGATTGATGGTCAGGCACCATACTCGTTCGACCACGTTGATTACGGCCAAGACGCTGATCCTATCCCTGTGATCCAAGCTGGCTGGGGCGTTAACTGGCGTCACTTTGCTGGTCTGCGTACCGAGGGCATCGATATCGTTCTAGATAGCCAGCGTGCCAAAATGCGCGTGTACAACGACAAGCTGGTTTCGCTGACTCTGGATGGCGCCCCTAACATCTCAGTTCAAGGCTTCAAGTCTCAAGGCCTGCGCAATCACCGCAACACCAAAAAGATCAACCTGACTACCGCTGGTGCTTCTGGTGCAGCTATCAACTTGGCTACCGCTACTGCAGCCGAACTGATCGCTTTCTTCCAAGGCCCATTCGCCACCCTGTTGCGCGCTAACCGCGTACCTGAACTGGACGTTCTGTGGGTATCGGATGAAGTAGGCGTGAACCTGGGCAAAGTCTACGTTGAGAACGGCGTTACTGTCGGCACCGTTATGGACTACCTGTTGCGCTTCATCAAGGTTCGCGAGATTCGCTCGACCTACGCACTGGTAGGCAACGAAGCACTGGGTTATGTTCGTAACCGTGACGTTGTAACTCCGCTGGTCGGCATGGCTACAAGCATTCAGGCTCTGCCACGCCCAATGCCGGAAACTAACTATGCATTCCGCGCGATGGGCGCAATGGGTATTCAGGTGAAAGCTGATGCCGATGGTTTGGGCGCTGTGGTGTACCTTGCCAACCTGACCTAAGCGTAACCGTTGTAAAATAGAGGGAGTCGAAAGACTCCCTTTATCATTTGGAGAATTTGAAATGCGTTATGAAGTTATTATCCCGTGGCTAGGCGTCACACAAGGCGACGTAATCGAAACTGATAGTCTGCATCCAGCTATTCGCGCAAACGTCCGAGAGCTGCCTGCAGATGCGTTTAAGCCTGTATCCGAGCCTGAACAAAAGCAGCTAGAAGTCTCAACACCTAAGCCTGTCGAATCAACTGGTAAGCGCCCATACAATCGCCGCCAATAGTCAAATCGCAGACGTAAAAAAGCCGCTAATCAAAGCGGCTTCTTTATTTGTTACTTAGCTAAACTTGCAGCGTATTCAATCAGGTAAATCTTTGGTGCTAGCCAGATTTTGAACATCGTAGCGATATTCGAAAAGATTTGAGCGCATGAAATCAACGAATAAATGCCGCCGCCAATAAAGATAATTATCGCAGGCGGAGTTGCTGTCCCGTATTCTTTGAAGAAATCGCTTTCCGTCTTCTCGTAAAATTTGCAGAACTTATAAAAAGCAATAAATCCACAAATAAGCGCAATCGACTCAAGCCCAGCATAAGACATTTTCCAAACAAGAAGCTGATGGATAACATCAGGAATCTCAGTGCTTAGAAATGAAACTCCAGCCTCAACACCCTGCATCGTCTTTCCTAGGATTGAATCTAGGGCTTGCTGTAGTTGTTCGTTCATTTCGCTACTCCTTTACCCGCTTCCTTCTTGCGTTTCTTAGCAGTAGCGCCAATCCGTGGTCGAGGATGACCAGTTTTCTTGCCGTCTCGTTCGAATGGCTTATGTTCGGTGGTTGCAGTAGTCATTTGTTAATCCTTATACGAAATCAGAAAGTTTTACGGAGTAAAAGTTATTGCAAACCCCTTCGCAGAAATTCAAGCATACATATACCGCTAGTGGAGCCATATTATTTCGGCATGCATCTGACGCATAATCAACCGCATCAGACATATTTTCGAAATATTGAGTTCCTTCCTCTGTATCAATCTGAATCTTCATTTTTACTCTCCGCTGTGTTTCGGCAATAATACAGCTTTTTTGGTTGGTTGCAAGGGTTATTCTTGCTTTGTTTTAATGTATTCGTCAATAACAGGATACATGCTAGTAACCCATGATCGCCACTCCATCTCATCAACCCCGAAAATCGGATCGTGAATAGGTCGGCGCTCCTCATTGGATACAATCTCTCCACTAGAGTGCTCTATAACCCAGTGGAACTTTGCTGCGTGACGCTCTTCAGAATCGGTAACACTAAGCGCCAAAGTGAAGTCTTTTCCGTCAACATATCCGTATCTGATTACATATCCATAATCATTGCCAGATGGCATCTTGCATTTGTCTTCCATCTCAATTCCTCCATTTCGTTTAAGTCAGCTCAATGTATCCGTGGCTCGGATTGTCGTCAAGATGTTATTGGAAAAACCCCAGTCAAGGGGTTTATGGTTAGTCTGCCAGCGCGAGGAAATCATCTAGTTCGCCTTGGTCAATTTCGAGCTGATCAAGGTCTACATTCTTCAACCATTCCTCTTTTCGTTTATCGGCTGCCAGTTGGCGATCTGCGCGAGTGTCTAGCATTTCTTGATAAGTCATTTCTTATTTCTCCTTTGTTCGTCTAGGCTTGCTTGCCTGTTGAGATGAATACTAGACACGATCATCTAACCAGTCAATCTCAAAATGATACAATTGACGAAATATTTTAAAGGTGGCGAAAATGCCGACTCTTGAGCAGTTGAAAGAATTCCTAACGTCGATGGGCGTGCCATTGCCTCCTGATTTCGTGCTTGAGGCGCTGTTAGAGGTCGATCCGGGCGTGCAAGAGTGTCTTGCGGCTCGCGGGTTGAGTCCTGCTAAGATCCTGCTGGTGAATCTCTACGTGCTTGGATTGCAGGCGATTCCAGGCTCAAGCAAATATGTCAGCGCACAATCGGCACCTTCTGGCGCTAGTCAGTCATTCAGATACACTAGCGAAGGCCTTGCATTCGCTAACGTGCGCGCCCTCCTGCGCAATTATGACAAGTGGGGCTGTACTGATGGGTTGATTCCCTCAGTCGGCAATCAGGCTGCATTGTTCGTGTCGAAAGGGTGCGGGTGTCAGTAATGAGCAGATCAGTACGCGGAAGCAAAGGCTGCGGGTATGACTACTGGGGTAAGCGAGCAATGTCGCAGTGCTCGCCCGGTAGAGAGAACAAGAAGCTAACTCTTGGCATTGAACGTATGCGCGCTAGAGCCATGACAGCTAAAGAGACTGCTGTAGCTATGGATTACGACTCGCATAACGACTACTGGCGCGACACTTGGCCTATGGAGGCTTAATCATGGCTTTCATGTCTCAGTGGTATTTCAACTCGCCAATTACCGTATGGCCTTTCTTGGGTGAGGCTCAGTGGGGTGGTGGCGAGACTTACGGTGACGGCTATCTGGTCATTGGCGAGCGAGAAGGTAAGACGTTTCAAAGCCGCGATGAGTCGGGCGCAGAGTTCACGGTTAAAGACGTGTACTACACTGGCGATCCGCGACCAAAGTACAACGACCGAATCGCATACGGCGACAAAACGTCAATGACGTGGGATGAAGCAGAGGCCGAACAGATTAAGCGCAAGAATACTCATGCCATGATCGCGTTCGGATATGAAGACGAGTTCGACTATGAGACTTAATCATGCCTATTAACGGACTGGATCAAGTAAGGCGCGCATTAGCCAAAGAGGCAATGGAGATAGCTCAGAAGAAGTCCAGGAAGGCTGTGACCGAGGTTCTTATCACTGCTGCTGGATTTGCTGCGACGATGACACCGATCGATACTTCTAACCTGATTAACAGTCAGTTCAGAGAGGTTTCAGTCGATGAAGGCTCGGTAATGGGGATGCTTGGATATACCGCTGCATACGCCGCAGCAGTTCATGACGCAAAAGGAACCCTGGTAGGCAAGAACGTATTACGCGACAAGAATGATCCGTCTCGCGGAGTAGTTTGGGCTCCAGATGGTGAGCCTGAGTTCCTTAGAAAATCATTTGAAGCGCCTGATGCAGTTGCGGCAATCAAGCAAATAGTTGATAGGAATATGAAGATATGAGCTATACGCCGATGCAGTTGTTCATTGACTGGATGACTAAATACGCAGCAACTAATGGCTATACTCTTACTCGCGGCATGTGGGACGAGACACATACCGACATGAAGAAGAAATATATGTCGGTATGGATTGACGGTGGGCGCTCTCCATACCTTGAAGTGACATATCCTACAGTACGGATGATTGTTACCGGCGTGCGCAATGGCAGGGCTACTGGTGACGTTGAATCAGTCGAAGTTGCGGCCCATGGTATAATCGACGCTGCTAATGAGAATTGGAAAACCGATTGCATTGCATCGATTATCCCTCTTGGAAATATTCAAGGGCCATATTACACCGAGACGAACCGCGCTTGGTACGAAGTAAACTTTCAGCTAATTATCTAGGAGGCGCCACAAATGGCCCTGAATTGCAAAAAACCCTAATGCTACCGGCGCCAGTGTATTGGTTGAATACGCTCTAGCTTGTGGCGATGTAGACCCAAAGACTCTTTCGTTTCAGCGCATGGGCTCTATGCGCGGC